GTGGGACCAGTGGCAGGAAGCTCAACATTCTTGTTGATAACTTCCAAAACATCCGCCAGCACTCCCCCGTCTCCGGGGAAGTTCCTGAAAGGTGTAGTTTCAAAAGCCATAAGCACTCTCTCAGCGAGGTGCTCGCTCTGTTTCGTAAACCACTTCCAACAGACTTTATGGAACAGACTGTCGGGGCGATCCGGGTGAAGAAACTCGGCTAGCCTATGAAAGAAGCTTGTATGACAAACTCTCCCACGGGCTTCTGGCATTCCTGATTCAAAACACTCTGTCTTGAAGACTACGTCTTCAAGGGGCTCCGCAAGCCCCTCCGAATGGTTACAACCATGCGGGGGCAGGTAACGCTTAACCGCGTCATAGACGCGACGTTCTCTAGCTCGCAGTAGAGGTCTGAACCGTTGGCCAAACGTCCTCATAAGCTCTAAGAAATTATTAGAGTTGATATCCCTCCATTTATAGGCAGAGATAACAAGTTCGGGGGTTATAATTTTCCCGGCGAACTCTGTCAAAGTCCTGGAATTTAAGGACTTGGCAACATTATGAGGGCATCCAAGAAGCTTAAGGACCTGCATATAGGCCAGATAGGTGGGTTGATGAAGAATAACAACATCATCGCCCAAAATGAAAAACCTATTAGGAACTCCTCCTGCGAGGAAATCCAGAAGCAAGCCATGTGTCAGGCTGAATGATGGAAAACTGGGATAGAGACCCATAGGTTGACCATTGGTCCACCTAAAAGATAGGGAATCCTTCCCGGTCCTCCAATACCAGTCAGACCGTGACAACTCCTCAAACAGCTCAATATCCGGAATTTGTCCGAATATGGCCCTTAGGACGGTAAGCTGCAGACTTAAAGGAAAAAAGTCTGTCGCAGATTGAAGATCAACTGCGAAACACTTGCCCCCCCGTTTGAGGTGCTCTTGGATCACAACATAGGGTTTACTCTGTTCGAACGTGCAATCCCAAGGCAGTTCTGCCAGCACTCCGAAGAGTGTGGACCCCAATGGCTGAAGAGCCAATTGATGGATCCGGTAGGGATTTGCAATCCAACGCACTTTCCAACCACCATCCTTGGTTAGGGGCGTGA